ATGGCCTGCGCGCTGCCCATCGCCGAGATCAGGTGCGGCTGCGCCTGCGACCACGGGTCTTTAGTCTGCATAGTTTGCTGGGTGACGGGTTGCTGTCCACCGCTGCTCATAGCGACTTCTCCATAATCACGTGCTTGAGCCTATAGCCGTGTTGCTTGAGGTGGCGCGACCAGCCGGGACGGCAGACCGGCCGGCACATGCTGCAGCCGGCATCACGCAACATCTGTTCTAGGTCGGGCAACAGGTCTTGCCATTGTTCGCGGCCAAAGCCGGCGACCCAAATGATGTCACCGCAGCTCTTGCCGTCCATCTGATGAACGCGGAGCCCGAGCAGCGCCTGCGCCTTGTCGCCATCCATCACCAGCACCAGCCGCACCTCGCGCCGGGCGATTTGACCGATCAGATCAGCCACGCTTTCATGTGATCGCTTGGCAATACGCGGCAGGAACGGCGCCCAGAGTGGAGCCGATGCCTCGTGCTCGGCCAGCGGGATCGGCAGCAGTTTCATCAAATGCCGAGCGTGGTTCGAAACTCGGCGAGCGTGAGCCGGTGCGCCTTGAGCATACGCGCAAATCGTTCCGCCGGCGTGCCTGATGTCATCACCACGGCATCGCCGCTCGGCCCCGGGGTCCAGTCCTCGGCATCGCGTGCCGCCAGCACCGTCTGATCGCCCGCAGTGAGCACAAGCCGAACCCCGTTAACAACCTTATGAGTGTAGGCCATCAGAGCAGCACTCCGTAAAGCGTGAAGGTGCCGGCGGTGAAGTTGCCCGAGGTCGGCCACAGCCGGATTGCATTGCAATTAACCGAGGTGACGCAGTAGCCGTTGCCGTCCAGTGTTGTGCTGTAGTAATAAGAGTTGTGATAGTATTTCGCCGACCAGCGAAACGATGGGCACTGATCCGGTTCGAAGCCGTAGAGTTCAATGTTCACATTGAGCGGAAACGAGGTCGAAAGATCAAACGCCCACGACACCGCTAGATAGCCCTGATCGGTTTGCGAGAATGATCGGGCGTAAGGGTCGCCGTCATTGGTCAATCGTTGCGACGTGTATTCTTCCGAAGAATTGTATTCATTCACCCCGGTGAACGGAAACGTTGTGCCGTTGTCGGTGGAGATGTTGAGCGTTAATCCCATTTCATCGGTATCGACCAGGATGTTGGTGCCGATGATCTCGTAACGCTGATATTTGGTCGTATCCAAATTGGTGAAATCAATGAACGCCACCGGCGTGCCGCCCTCGCTGACTTCAACGACCGTAACCTGGGTGATCTGGATGGTGGTGTTGGTGATGCTGGCGTCGAGGAAAACCCAGTTGGTGCCGTTGTACAAAAACCGCGCATAGCTGCCGGCGAGGAGCCCGATCTCTACGTCCTCGCCTTCCTGATCCTTCACGCCGACGGCGCCGATGCCATCCATGTTGAGGGTGACGGCGGTGCCGTCTACGCTGGTCAGGCCCGGGCCGATCTTGAGCAGCACCTCCAGCCCGGTCGGCACCGTGGTGTAGGTCACGCCGGACAGAAACGTCTGCGCGTTGGCGGTGCCGGCTGTGACGATCGAACCATTTTTAAGGTTTCGATCCTTGGCGTGGGCCGCCATCATGCTACGGGCGGAATTGTTGACCGAGGCTCGGGCCTGGCCCTCAGGCCAATAACACGCCGCATCGGCGTTGCTGTTACTGGCCGCGGTGGGCGACCACGATTGATAATCTTCGCTGGGCATATTTGTTACCCCTTAGAGATATTCCGTGATGATGACAAAGCCGGCCGAGCCGGCACCGCCGGCGCGATTGGTCGCGCCGCCCACTGCTGCCGCGCCGCCGCCGCCAGAACCATAATTCGACGCCGCGCCGCCCACTGCCGAGCCGCTCGTCCACAGCGCGCCCTTGCCGGCACCGCCAAAGAAGCTACCCCCGCCATTGCCGCCCGACACGACCGAGGTCGTGTCGGATTGGAAACTTCCGGCTTCTCCCGGGTTGCCGGCCGCCGTGAGGTCACCCACCGCCCCGGTCAAGTCACCGCCGAGCCCGGCCGTGGCGCCACCAACGGGCGTGCCGCTGCCGTTGCTGCCATAGCCGCCATTGCCGCCATTGGCGACGCAGAGGGTGCCGACGCTGGTTTGCCCGCCCGCCCCGGCCGCCGAGGTGCCGGCTGCCACGCCGGCCGTTCCGGCCGCGCCAATGGTGACGGTCTTGCTGGCGCCGATCGCTGCCGCCGCCACAGTTACCCGTGAATAGGCCCCGGAGCCGCCGCCACCCGCGGCGTTGGTGGAAACGTTGGCGCAGCCGCCACCGCCGCCCCCTCCTCCGACCGCCTCTATGGTGCAGTAGCGCATCCCAGAGGTCGGGGTGAACGTGCCCGACGCCGTGAACTTCTGCACCACGATGGTAACCGAACCGCCAGATGGTCCGGTCGCGCCGGTGGCGCCCGTTGCGCCGGTGGCGCCGGTCGCCCCGGTCGGGCCCGTGGGGCCGGTTGGCCCTGTGGGACCAGTCGGCCCAGCCGGGCCAGGAATGCCGGCGGTCGAAGTGATGCCGAGCGCATTGCGCGCCGCATACGGATTGGTTGCCAGGTCGAATTGATGGCGCCAAGGAGCGTCTATGTGCCCCCTGTCGTCATCCGGCCCGGCCATTATGCCACCGAACCGTCTTGCTGGGCCTCCACCACCACCCCCTCCGCATGTGTCCACACCGTGGCCGCCGGGATAATGCGGCGGAAGCGGTGCAGTCTGGAACTGGTGTAGCTCGCCGCCGAGCCGGTGATTTCGATTGTGGCCGCGGCCTGAAACACCGGCAGGTCGCCCAACCGCTCGCGGGTGCCGGCGGCAATGGTGCCGGTGCCGTCGCCGGCGTCATCAATTACGTAAACATCGCTGACGAAAGCGCGTCCGCCCGGCGCGAGATGCACCTCTGCGGTTTCCAGCGTCGCCTGCAGATTGGGGCCGGTGAGCGTGCCAAGTCTGCCGTTGCTATCGATCGCGCCCACGACCGGTCGCCCGCCCTGATAGGCAAAACTGTCGAGGCTAGGCGAGGTACTCAACGGGGGGTCGAGATAGATGTCGCTCGGCAGATCCCCGGCGTCGTCAGTGTCGAGGTCGATCCCAAGCGATGCCAGCATGGCCCATACGTCAGCCTCGATCGAGGCGCGCGCCCAGCGGCCATTGCTCCAATCAAAGATGATCTGCCGGTCGTAACGTGGCGAACCAGAGAAGGCGTGATACACCCACACCACACGCGGCTTGTTCACCGGGATAATGCAATGCACCACATTGCGCCGGGAAATGTCGGAATTATCCAGCCACCATTGATTGACCTTGTCCTGACCGACCGGCGTGACTTGCTGGCCGGTGAGCGAGTAGAAGCCGTCTTCCGAAACGAAGTACAACACGTTGCCGATCGAGTTGAAGCCGTAGAGCGATACGCTGCCGCGATCATGTAGCACGCGCGTGAAGTTGAAAATGAATGTGGTGTCACCGGGCAAAAACTGCAGCGTTCTGATCGCGCGTTCTTGGACTACGTAACCGATCTCGGCACCAGCCACGCCCATAACTGGGCCCCCATCGGGGAATTCCTGTAAATCACAGAGTGACACTCCGATTGACCACTGCGTGATGTCGTTGATGCCGGACCAGATGATCTGCATATTGTCCGGCTCGGCCAATCCCGACAGGAATAGAAAGTCGCCCATCTGCCGCACGTTGGTGGCGCGTGGCGGGGAGCCGGGCAAAGCCTCGAACGCCGCACCCGTATCTATCACCGCCCATTGCGGATCGTCGTTGACGTTGACCGCAACGATATGACCGCCGGATTGCTGGAATTGCCACATATGCCCGGGTTGCAGATTGTACGGATGATCTCCCGGCGTCGTAGTGAAGCGGCTGATATCCACCCAGCCGGTCGCGCTGTAGCGGTAGAGTTTGGTCGCACTACCGGCGTAGATCTTCCATTCGCCGGTACTGGTGCGCGCCGAGTACAGCCCGCGTGCCGGCGGATCGGGCAATGCGTGCAAGCTCCACGGCAGCAGCGATGGAAACGGCAGATAGGAATTCACGCCGGCAAAAACATTCTCAACATCGGCGGCGAACTTGGTGTCGAGCAGCGCCACGTCGGGCCGCCACTCGCCGTATTCCACCGGCATCTTTTGCGCTGGCATTAGGCGGGCCTCCGCGCGGCTTTGATCGCGCGCTGCAGCTTGGCGTAGCGGCGTAATACATTGGCATCGCGCACAATGGTCCGCTCACCCAGCTTGTGCAGGATAAAACTCCCTTCCTCGTCGCCAATTACATGGCGCAGCGTCTGCGGCGTGCGATAGATCACCACGATGTCCTCGCCGGTTTCGAGCACGGCTTTCTGCTTTACGGATAGCTCGATATCGCCCACCTCGTTGCCGTCGCCGTCGTGGATGATGGACATCAGAAATACTCCGCGGTCCTTACCGACTGGCTGGTGGCGCCCGTGGTCAATGCCGAAAGTTGGGTAATCTCCGCAAAGATCTCGTCGCGTCGCGCCTTGTACAATTGCGCCCCTTCCGCGTTGCGGCCATGCGCCATAGCCTCGGTCATCAGCCCGAACAAATAGGCGCTGGGATAGGCGCCGAGCAGCCAGTTGGTGTTGCTGTTGTCGCCGATCAGCGTCGGGATCTTGCGGTAGTAGTGGAACTCATAAGCGTTGACATCATCGATCGGCCGTATCTTGAGCGTATTGCCTTCGATGGTGAACAGCCGCGGCGGATAGCCGGCAGTCCCTGTGGTCGCCGGCAGAAAGGCCGGATGCACGTATTCGAGTTCTTCGCGCCAGGGATAGGTGACGGCGGTGGTGGGCAGGATCGTGCGCCACAGCAGATAGTCGTTCGGAAGCGCCACTTGGCTTTGAGCTCACCGTAGTTGCTAAACGCCATTGTCTTTCACCTTGTTGCGCGGGCGCCCCGGCTTGCGCTTGGGCTCTACTTCCGGCGGGTAGTCGGGCGGGTAGTCGAGCGGCACTTCGGGCGGATCGTCAAAGAAGCTCACACCGGGCTGGTCGGCCGGATCGGCCTCGGTGGCGGGTTCGCGCCATTGCGTCACGGCTGCAGACTTTGCACCCGATGGTTCGATGACCGGCGGTGCATCCTCCACCTTGAAGAATGCGTTACCGCGCGCCTTGGCGATCATCCATTCGTCGCTCACCTCCACGGCACGACCGACCGGGAAGGTGACGCCGTTCCAAGTGCAGGAGGGAGGCCCTTCGGCCTCCCCCTTCCATGTGATCCTCGTCATGAAGTCACGACACCGGCTTGATAAAT